GGGGGGGGGGGGGGGGGGGGAGGTGTGGGGGGTGGTGGAGGAGGAGGTGGTGGTGGAGGTGATGATGATCCGCTAGATCCCATAATTTACAATTCTTTCTAGGTTTTTCCAATTGTGGTATTTAAGTTTATCTGGGTCGTCCAGTGACATCATTCGATACCTTGAAAAAGCAACAGTGTCAAGCTTATATGGTGCATATTTCATAAACTCCGCTATTAGGCTGGAGCCACCTCGTGATGCAGCATACACAATATACCAAAAATGTCCGTGCTCCTCACTGTGTGCGCGCTCTACTAAAAGTAGCACGTCTGGTGTACTAAACACATACCGCTCGTAGGGCGGTCGAAAATTTAAATATTGGTCTAGAATACTTATAAAATCCAAACCTTTGGCGTGATATTTTATTACTGCCTCATCCAGTAGAGACAGCTCATTATCACCATCTAACTGCTGCGACGTCATATGTTGTTTTTGGTTTTTTGTTGTCCAGCTTAGGTTGTTTCATACCAACAGCCAGTGTTCTAAATGCGTCAGCTCCATGAGAACTAGAGTCGTGCACAGGTGATTTACGGAACACACCTCGGCTTGAGTCATACTCTTTGTGGTAACCCTTTAGTGCTTCAAGCCCACGAGCACAATCATTCTTAGCAAACCAGCATCTTGGTAGAATAGCACGTACCGCGTCGATGCCGTCAATGATTGGCAGCTTCTTCACAGTTGTAAACTTCAAACCCATACTTCTTGCAATTTCTAGCCGACTCTTACCTGTTCCTAGCTCACGTACTTTAATGTCGTGCGGTGCGTAATGTTTACCATAAACAATGTCCCTCTGCGTAGCATACCTGTTAAGCTCTCGCGCGTAGTGCGGTAAGCCCTCTCCGCTGTTCTCATAGTAGTTAACCACACGAATCTCATTCTTAAAAATCTGTATAAACCAAATAGTTGTGGCGTCATCCATACCCAGATCCCACGCAGTGTGTACGGGTAACATTGGGTCTGGGGTCAACGTGTCGAGGATCTGCTTGTTCTTGTATAACTTACTTATGTAGCTACCGTAGTAACTCCCCTCCACTGGAGTCTTGAACGAACACATATACTCCGACTGGAATCTTGACTCATTGTTCAACTCATCGCGAGCCTTACGTATCTCCTCCGCACCAATTGCCTTTGTCTCCTTGACTGACAGGTGGCTGCTGTACCATGAGCCGTCGGATTGAGCCTTTAACAAAATTTTGTAAAAGTGGTTTTCACCACGCGGTGTACCATTGAACAGTGCCCAACCGCCGTTCTCCGCTAAAATTGGATTGATCAACTGCCACGCGGATGGATCAGAAATACTATACTCAGAGAACACCACGCCAACAGGGTTCGCGCCAACCATCTTATCTGGGTCGTCTGAACCCATTAACTGAATCACCGAGCCGTTGCTCAAGTGGATGCGCATCTCCTGTTCACTCTTGCGTTCAACAATCTCCTTGGGAAAATAGTCAATGAACTTCTTACCCTCACCCGTCATACCGTTCCATACAATACGACGAGCCTGATTACCATACGGCAAAACGTACCAGTATGTGCCCACGCGCTGGAGCGCCTTAATTGCAACAATGTTAACGCAGGTCAAATCCTTACCCGCACGACGATGCCACGCAACTACCGCACGCAATCCGCGCTTGGCTTGTGTCATATACTTAAGTAGTGGCAGCTGATAATGTCTCGGCTGCCATCCCTGTGCAGGAACCTGTACGTCCATATTAAAACTCTTCGTTGTCGTCCTCTACCTCTTCCTCGTCCCAGTCTATATCGAAATCTATTGCAACATCCGTGCCGTAGCTAACTATGTCAGAGTGGGCTTCATGTAGAAGCATCTTGCCTATCATATCGTTGTTAAATCTGTAGTCCATGCCGCCAGTGTCTTCATCCAACACTACTAATACATAGTTTGTGTAGTGCTCCGATACAACCGACTTTACCTCATCAAGTGTCATGTTTCTCTTCTTCGCTTAAAAATTCGTCATAATCATCATCTTCATCCACTATCTCCGCTTCAACCGTCTTGGCAAGCTCGGATTTAGAAACATTGGAATAATCTACCGTTAGTATCTTTAGCTCCCCGCTCAGTGTGCCCTGCACGTCGACACTCTTTAACTTGGGTTGGGTGAAGCTGGCAAGCTCTTTCCATATAGAAATCTTGTCTTTCTTAGCTACGTCGGGATCATCGGTATATTGCATCAACTCGTCAATAGGGTTAATGCCCCGCTCAGCAAACATAGCCAATAGTGCCTTACGCTGCTCTGCTGGCGTAGGTGCTTTGCTCATGGTATCTAGGAATTGTTGCTTGATACTTAGATCCTTTTCGACCTTTGCCAACTTACCCTGTGCTTCTTTCATGTCCTTTTCTGCTTTCATGCGTCTTCGGTGACAACGGCTACGTTTAGATGCCTGTTGCTTAGTTACCTGTTTCGGTTTACCTGCCTCATAGGTCCGACGGTCAGCTTTCTGCTTAGTTGTTTTTACAGGCACTGTCCAAAGTAATGTACAATTGCGCAGAGTTTGTCAAGCAGACAGACACCTATGCCACCTAGTAGACACCCAAAAAAGGGGGGTTGTCTGCTATTAACATATAAGGTAATCAAGGACTTACGAAGAGATAGACACTTTTGACACCTACGGAGAGCATTTCAAAAAGATTTTCTTAATAGGGTAAATAAAGTGTCTTTTGTGTCTGTCATCCCGTAAGTCGTTGATAATCATTAATGTTAACAACAGCCACCTAGTTCCAAAAAGTGTCTGTTAGCTGTCTACCCCGTCTGTCAAATGTAAAAAAGTACCAATACTACTGTACCTTTGTTTACCTAAACTCTCAAAAACTAGAAAATTTGTACGCAGGTAGGGACCCTTTGTGATTCTCTCAGCCTTTTCCCCCCAGTGCCCCCCCCAAACGTCAGTTTCGATCCCCGATCCCTAGATTCTAGAGCCTCACGGTCCTTTGAACCCTGCTCCCAGCTCCAATAAACCTAGTATCTATGCACCTCCTGAAACCCCAGCCATCTGACCACATATCCAACCAACCATAAGCTCCTGATCTACAGCACCTTACGAGCCTGCGAACCCTCGCCGATCCGATACACGGTCCAGCGGACACCCAACCCTGTGCCGCGCGAGCCGTAAGCCCTTGATCCGCTGCAGCTTATGCACGACCAGGCGCGTACGCAACAGTGTTGTATGGGGGAGGGGCGGTTGTTTCCTAATACTAATGCATCGGTCAATGGATTGCTGTCTTGCTTACGCTTCTTCCTGTGTTTCCTGTTGGCAAGATTTGTTAGTCGCAGGACTTCTATCCACGGAAACTCAGAGAAGCTGTGGCAATGCCCGACCATTGACTCGATACAGTTGACCGTGGGGTAACCGCCCTTGGTTACATTAACTACTAACTGTTATACATTATGAAAGATACACATACTACTGACATCGACACACTCATCGAAGCGCAACGCGAGCATCTGTTCGACGCTTGCTTCGATCCCTTGTACGACGACCTTGGACCTGACCAGCCCGACGGCAGCTTTGATCCTTGGACCCGCGAGGACCACGAAGCAGCTGTTGCAGCTGAGTACGACCGTCGTTACGACGAGCACTACGACCTCAACAGAAAGGTATCCAATGGATAAGCCTATCGAGCACATCAAGACTTTCGTCGCCTGCCTGTTCGTCGGCGGCTTGTTCGGAGTCCTCCTTGTCATTGGACTCGACAAAGAAATCGAGCAAAACGAGCGCGATCTCTCTCTTATCTCTACTCACTACTCTATCAAAGAGATAAATAACCGAGTTAATTCTGACTCATCTAACTACTAATACTACACAATATGATCCAACTAGACCAACCCAACGTCACTAGCATCTGCAAGGTGCTCATCATCGAAGCCGTCAAGGACTTACCTAACAGCTCTGCTCCAGAGAAACCACTAGGTCTCACCAAGTTCATGACTCAAGACAAGCAAGAGCATGTCTACTTCTCTAACACTAACTCAGTGTTCGGTAAAGAGGGCGACATCGTCGAGGTTATCGTTCGCACACAAGAGAACGTTAACCCGAAGACAGGCAATCACTACTACACGATTGTCCCAGCTCCTGCTGACTTCTTCCTAGCCGCGTAACACTAACACTCCTGAACACGAGTCTAAACTGTTCACTATATATTATGAACATATCAGACATTCCATCCATCGTCCGTGCAGCCACATCGGCTGAGCGCTACACTCAAGACTACAGAGACGCATGGCGCACGCTGTTCGTCTTTGCAACCTCACTTGCCAAGACTATACCCAACCGTGACATTGATCCCGTGACTCTTGTCGACGACTGGGTTGCCGAGCACGAGATACCTACCAGCCACTGCCATCCTGACGACGACGCTCAATGCGGCGACATGTCCTGCTTGCAGTCCTTAGCGTTACAGCAACGTGAGTATCTCAACGACATCAAGATTCACTACTACACAGCTCTGCGTCAGTGGGCTAATCCAAATCTCGGCGACAAGCTACGCAAGAAATGCCGTGCTCGTGTGGATCGTCTACGCACCCTGTGGGATCAAGAGAATAATACCAATCTTCGCCAAGTCACCTTTGACTCACACGAAGCCCTTGGTTCTTCTGCCAACTTCGACACAGTCGAGCTACCTACAGAAACCGAGCGCACAGTTCGCAGACGCGAGTATGCTACAACGTTCAAGCAAGAGTCCGAGTGCGATCCAGATGACGCACGTAACATTCGCGACACCCAACGTCGCAATCGTGGTCGACCCCGTGGTTCCGTCGGCGTTCTCGCTGGTGTCTACGACAACACGGACCCAGAGCCTAGCTACCGTACACCCGAGCGCAAGCGGTTGCTCATCAAGACTTATCTAAGCTCCGACAATATTCAAGACATCGAGCTTGCCTACTCTATGATCCCCATGCGACGCAAAGATCACGAGTCCGATACCGACTGGTCTATACGCCTTACCAAGAGACGTAATAATCGTGAGGTGCTCATCTCCAAAATTCGTTCATAATACCCAACTGCTGCTCAGTCAGGCTTTCACGAGTCTGGCTGAGTGGCTTTTTTTACCGCCGAGGGTTTACTCTGGGCACAAAGACTAAAGAGATAAAATAATTGTTATGGAAATCATGTTTCTCAGCTTCATATGTTCTATATCTTACTTAGTTATACTATGTAAGATGTTCTCACTCAAGTTCGTAGTAAAGACTCAAGTCCTTTGGGACATCGTTTTTACTTTCGGTATGCCCGTGCTGTTTACTGGTACATTCAGTGGCATGGCGACCGCATTTATTGCAGGTATCCTATTTTCCTGCATGACCTATTTGCTAGCTGTGTTGTCTTCCGACAGCACCCTCGTCAGGTTGTTCTCAATTCCATATGGCAAGGAGACTAACACAACTAGCAGCTACCATACTCATCCCCCTCGCTTTAGACGTCGCTAAATGTGTCCTAAACAGAGTCGCGTATAAAGTTATGAGAGGTCGGTCAAGAAGGCGATAGAGGTAGTTACATAAAAGTAGCCACCCTGCACACAGCGGGGTGGCTACAATATGAACACGATATACACATCAAACAACTAAGTCACCATCTCACACCTACAACACCCA